CAAATCACGACTCCGTATCAAAGTCATCGCAGACGTTCCAGACTCCCGCCGCCGCGACCTCGACAACATCCTGAAAGGTTTACTCGACTCCCTTATCCACGCCGGATTTGCGGAAGACGACGAGCAATTCGATGACATTCGCGTAATTCGTGGTGTGAAAGTACCAGGCGGAAGGCTTGGAATAAAAATCACCGAACTGGAGAACACATGAACAAAGCATTCGAACGATATATGCGCCAGCGTTATGGCAATCGCTACGATCTTACCCGCGATGCTTACGGCTTCTACTGTCGTGAGGTTGTGAAACGAATGTTTGAAGTGTGGTGTCATTGCAAAGGATAGAGGGGAAGACGATGAGACTCGAAAGCGTAGCTAAATTTCATTCGCCAAAAAGCCCGATGATGAGCGACTCACCACGGGCCACGGCTTCTGACTCTCTTTCCGGTACTGATGTGATGGCTGCTATGGGGATGGCGCAATCACAAGCCGGATTCGGAATGGCTGCATTCTGCGGTAAGCACGAACTCAGCCAGAACGACAAACAAAAGGCTATCAACTATCTGATGCAATTTGCACACAAGGTATCGGGGAAATACCGTGGCGTGGCAAAGCTTGAAGGAAATACTAAGGCAAAGGTACTGCAAGTGCTCGCAACATTCGCTTATGCGGATTATTGCCGTAGTGCCGCGACGCCGGGCGCAAGATGCAGAGATTGCCACGGTACAGGCCGTGCGGTTGATATAGCCAAAACAGAGCAGTGGGGGATAGTTGCTGAGAAAGAGTGCGGAAGATGTAAAGGCGTCGGTTATTCAAGAATGCCAGCAAGCGCCGCATATCGCGCTGTGACGATGCTAATCCCAAACCTTACCCAACCCACCTGGTCACGCACTGTTAAGCCGCTGTATGACGCTCTGGTTGTGCAATGCCACAAGGAAGAGTCAATCGCAGACAACATTTTGAATGCGATCACACGTTAGCGCCATGATTGCCACGGATGGCAACATATTAACGGCATAATATTGACTTTTTGAATAACTTTGGGGAAACTTGACACCAATAATGGGCGTTTTTTACATGTCATTGATGAGTCTCAATAACCTGCCGCCGAGTAGTTTTTATGCTCTGAATTGTATTTGTGTAGTAAACATGCTGACTGCAATGTAATAGAGTTTTTTTAGCCTGTAACCTCTTGACGGCATTGAATTGCTTTTGTTATGAGTTGTAAGCCAATGTTATCATCTTGTATTGGGGTGGTTATGAAGGATGGTGCACTGCTCAGGAGTTCTTCACTTTTTATTGCCTACATGGGATGCCTTGGATGGGGGAGTGCTTATTTCTATGGATGGGGTACTTCTTTTTACTACGGCTTCCCATGGTGGATTGTAGGTGCAGGTGTTGATGATGTTGCCAGAAGTTTATTTTTTGCAGTTATCGTCATTGCTATATTTCTTATCGGTTGGGGTATTGGTGTTGTATTCTTTTTCGCAGTGAAAAGAAAACATTCTATGCAAGAGCTAAATGTATTTCGCCTTTATTTTGCTGTGGAATTATTGTTTGTGCCGGCAATTATTGAGTTTTCTATATTGAGACAGAAGATTCAGGTACCTCTTTTGCTACTGTCAGCAGCGATTGCGCTGGCGGTTACAATTTCGATAAGATCTTATGGGCGATTTTTATCGGTATCATGCTTCTATGATAAGCCATTTATAAAAAAACATTTTTTTGAGATTGTGATGATTGCTTTTGTGGCATATTTCTGGGCTTTTTTCATTTCTGACAGGATATTACAAACCGCAGTTTAAGAAAGAATATGAAATGATTAATTATAATGATGGTTGGTATTATGTTCTTGCTCGTTATGATAATTGTCTGGTTTTGTCTACTTCTTTCAATGCAGGTAGTAAAAGGTTTGTCATTTATCAATCAGCACAAGATAAGAATCTTCAGGTTGATATTGTAAGGACCAGAATTTAATTGGCTGCATAAATAATATTTTAAGTTGCAAGTTGGCTATTCGTAGGAATAGAACCTTAGGCATGCTGAATGCGTTTTCTGAACATTGTTTTATAAACTGTGTCTGCTTGCTGTTGTGATCCTGCTTTTAGTGATGGTGATGATGGATTTCACCAGCAGGATAATGTTGGTACTGACTGATGGCGCTCTGGTCTGCGGCATTGTGGTATTGCTGTGGCCGATGATGAAAGAACAGAATGAATAATCCTTGACTTTTTTGTTTACTGTTTATTAAAAAATCAACCGCATGGTGAATCCTCCTTGGAGGGGCTAAATGATCGAGTTTTAAGGGCACGTAGCGAGTTCTGTTTGATCATTGCAGAACTTAGCGGGAGGCGCCATGCGTACATCACTAATGTTATTTCCTTCTATCATTTTCCTTGTGAGTTCTGGCTGCGCATGGCGCGGCCTTTTTTTTATGACCTGCCACTGGCAGATGGTCATCCTGTGATTTGATTCCGGTTCCGGCTTTTTAACTCTGTTCCTGTACACGGGAGAAATTCTATGTCGATTAATCGTTATGATATTGGTTACAAGAAGTACCACGTATTGTGTTGAGATAGAAAGCATGGTGCCAGAGGTAAATGCAGCAGCATAATAAAAAAGAGCCAGCGCAGAAGAGAACGGGTAAAAGAGTCTGCGCTGGCGTGGGGATATTCCCCGTGGAGAAATGATATGTAACACACATCGGGAACCTTTCTATATAAACATTATCATTATTGTCAATCATAACAGTCAGGTATTATGACGTTTATGCATCAGGGCCATCAGGAATTAACTGGTGGCTTTTTATTGTTGTCAGCTTCCGGATAACGGGAGACGGGGTATGTACCAGATGGAAAAAATAACAACAGGTGTGTCATACACCACGTCAGCGGTGGGGACGGGATACTGGCTACTGCAGTTGCTGGACAAAGTCTCCCCATCCCAGTGGGTGGCAATAGGCGTATTGGGTAGCCTGGTGTTTGGCTTGCTGACGTATCTGACAAACCTTTATTTCAAGATTAAAGAAGATAAGCGTAAGGCTGCGAGAGGTGAATAATGTCGCCATCATTACGCAAGGCTGTTGCTGCTGCTATTGGTGGTGGGGCTGTTGCCATAGCGTCTGTGCTCATCACTGGTCCGAGTGGTGACGATGGCCAGGAAGGTGTCAGCTACATACCATACGAAGATATCGTTGGCGTATGGACTGTATGTCACGGACACACCGGAAAAGACATCATTCCCGGTAAAACGTATACCGAAGCAGAATGCAAAGCCCTCCTGAATAAAGACCTTGCCATGGTCGCCAGACAAATTAACCCGTACATCAAAGTCGATATACCGGAAACAACGCGCGGCGCTCTTTACTCGTTCGTTTACAACGTGGGCGCTGGTAATTTCAGAACATCGACGCTTCTTCGCAAAATAAACCAGGGTGATATCAAAGGCGCATGTGACCAGCTACGTCGCTGGACATACGCTGGCGGTAAGCAATGGAAAGGGCTGATGACCCGTCGTGATATTGAGCGTGAAGTCTGTTTGTGGGGGCAGCAATGAGCAGGGTAACCGCGATTATCTCCGCTCTGGTTATTTGCATCATCCTCTGCCTGTCATGGGCTGTTAATCATTACCGTGATAACGCCATCGCCTACAAAGAGCAGCGTGATAAAAAAGTCAGTGAGCTGAAGCAGGCGACCGCCACCATTACTGACATGCAGCAACGCCAGCGTGCTGCTGATGTACTCGATGCTAAATACACGAAGGAGTTAGCCAATGCGAAAGCTGAAAATGATGCTCTTCGGCGTAAGCTTGATAATGGTGGTCGGGTGCTCGTCAAAGGAAAATGCCCTGTGCCAGCCTCAGCCAAAACCTCCAGCTCCTCCGGCATGGGCAATGATGCCACCGTCGAACTCTCTTCAGTTGCTGGACGAAACGTTCTCGGTATCCGGGACGGAATTATCCGTGACCAAACAGCACTGAGAACGCTTCAGGAGTACATCAGGACGCAATGCCTGAAATAATTTTTTTGCAAATCACAAAGTCAATTTAATGAGCCTCGCGATGCGGGGCTTTTTTATGTCCGCAGTAAACGCGCATCTCACGCGCATATTAACGAGAGCCTTTCAGTAAGCGAGCCTGAGAAATGCCGTTATAGGTGGCGACCTCTCTCGGGCGGCTTTTCTGTGAGACAGGCTCACTTTCTAAAAGGTAAAGACGCTATGAATAATCATTCAGTTATTCCAGCCTTCGACTTCCGAGAAATGGTGCAAGCCAAAAACGGAGAGGTCGTTACCACATCCAGAAAAATTGCCAAGTACTTCGGCAAGCGACACGGTGATGTTCTCAGGAAAATCGAGCAGGTTAAGGCTGATTGCTCGCGTGAGTTTAGCCAACGCAATTTTGCGTCGGCTGATTATATCGATGAGCAGGGCAAGGTTCGCCCGATGTACAGCCTGACGAAAGATGGCTGGATCATGGTTGTGATGGGGTTCACCGGGAAAGCTGCTGCGGCAATCAAGGAGAGCTATATCGCAGCATTCAACTGGATGGCAGAGCAACTGAGCCGCCGCATGGCAATTGGCGAAGAAATGCAGCACCGCTACGCCATCAAAGAAACACGCTCAAAGCTGAAAGGTACGATCGGCAGTCGGTTAATGAACGAACGGAAGAAAGAGAAGCGTGTCCTGGCTGTCGAGCATGAATACATTTTGCAGGTGACACAGCCTGAACTGCTGATTAATTGAAGATGTCATTACAAAGCCTATCTACGGGTGGGCTTGATAATGGCTTATACCCTGCACGGGATAACTTAACTGATATCCCTTTTAACGGATAAAGGTATTCAAGCCTGACACATCATGCGCTGTATCGTCGCCGTATTCCCGCATTAACCATGATCGTAGCCCGACGGGGAATTCCTTCTGCGTGAGTGTGCGGGAATAATCAAAAACGATGCACACCGGGTTTTTACCGCGTTTATGATTCGTGGGTTTGTCCCTCATGCTCGCCAGTCCTGTGCGGGGGTGGAAGAAACAGGACGCTCACACAGATTCTTGTAGGTACGATGCTATTCCTTTCTGGATTATCCCGATGCCATTCATGCAGGGCGCTGTATCAGACGTTCGTCATGGCTGTCAGGCTGACGGGTCCTCCTGGTGGGGTGGCCTGCCACGGGGCGGGAGCGTCGCGGAAAAAGGCTAGTTTTTGAAATTTCATTCGTCATCACCACTGCTGTAATTGATTGATATTGCAGTAGTTTTATTTTTGCGGTGTCGATTTTGATTGTTTTTTGTTCATCACTAACACCGTTTGCCTAAAGTTGTTCGCAAGATGCATGTTTAAAACATTCTGGAGCGGGTATGGATCGAGAGTTAAAAAATCTGACGCTGAATATCAGTCAACTGGCGGCACTGTCAGGTGTACATCGCCAGACTGCTGCGGCAAGGCTGCAAAATCTACCCGTTGCAGGGGGGCATGAAAGCAACCTCAAGCTTTATCGGGTGGTTGATATTGTGTCGGCATTTCTGGCATTGCCACCGCCGGTTGCAGAAGGCGAAATGGACGCGCATGAGCGCAAAGCCTGGTATCAGTCTGAACGTGAGCGTCTTAAGTTCGAACAGGAAACGGCACAACTCATTCCGGCCAGTGATGTCAGACGGGAGTTTGCCATCTGGGCAAAAGCGGTCGTGCAGGTGCTGGAGACATTACCGGATATTCTGGAACGTGACTGCGGTCTGCAGCCTGCCGCTGTGAGCCGTGTTCAGTCCATTATTGATGATCTGCGCGATCAGATAGCCCTGCGGGTGACTGAAGCAGGTGCGGATGATGAGGAGGAATTACAGCAGGAGGAGTAATGCTGAATCAGGAAACCGCAAAGGCAGCACGAACCGATTCAGGTTATATCCTTCGCGCACCGAGACGAATGCGGGTTGCTGATGCCGTTGCTCAGTATATGCGGGTGCCCATGGGGGCCGGGAACTCAGTCCCGTGGGATCCGCTGGTGGCACCGTATGTTATTGAGCCGATGAACTGCCTGGCCTCGCGTGAATACGACGCAGTGATATTTGTTGGCCCGGCACGAACTGGCAAGACTATCGGCCTGATTGACGGCTGGGTGATTTACAACGTGATTTGCGATCCTGCGGATATGCTGATCATTCAGATGACGGAGGAAAAAGCCCGCGAACACTCCAAAAAACGACTTGCCAGAACGTTTCGCGTCAGCCCGGAAGTGGTCAGTCGCCTGAGTCCGAACAAAAATGACAACAACGTTTATGACAGAACATTCCTTGCTGGCAACTACCTGAAAATCGGCTGGCCGTCAGTCAATATCATGTCCTCATCAGATTATAAATGCGTGGCGCTGACGGATTATGACCGTTTTCCGGAAGATATTGATGGCGAGGGGGATGCCTTCTCTCTTGCCTCAAAACGTACCACCACATTTATGTCCAGTGGTATGACGCTGGTGGAGAGTTCCCCCGGCAGGGATGTGAAGGATGTGAAATGGCGACGGACTTCACCGCATGAGGCTCCACCAACCACGGGGATACTGTCGCTCTATAACCGTGGCGATCGCCGTCGCTGGTACTGGCCCTGTCCACACTGTGGTGAGTATTTTCAGCCCTGCGGCGATGTGGTTGCTGGTTTCCGTGATATTGCCGATCCCGTGCTGGCAAGTGAGGCGGCTTATATTCAGTGTCCTTCCTGTTCAGGACGGATTATGCCTGAACAAAAACGTGAGCTGAACGGACGTGGGGTCTGGTTGCGGGATGGTGAATCCATCAATGCGGATGGCAGTCGTTATGGTGATCCCCGACGCTCACGTATTGCGTCATTCTGGATGGAGGGTCCGGCAGCTGCTTACCAGACACTCTCGCAACTCGTTTACAAACTGCTTACTGCAGAACAGGAATACGAGACAACCGGAAGTGAAGAAACACTCAAGACGGTTATCAATACCGACTGGGGATTACCTTATCTTCCCCGTGCCAGCATGGAGCAACGAAAAAGTGAACTGCTTGAGCAGCGGGCAGAGCCAGTTCCTTCCCGCAGTGTGCCGGATGGCGTTAATTTCCTGGTGGCGACAGTTGATGTGCAGGCGGGACGTCATCGCCGTTTTGTGGTTCAGGTAACGGGCTATGGCAGCCGTGGCGAACGCTGGATTATTGATCGTTACAACATCACGCAGTCATTGCGCGGTGACAGCGACGGGGAGAGCCAGCGAATTGATCCGGCCAGCTATCCGGAAGACTGGGATGTCCTGCTGACGGATGTTTTTCATAAAAGCTGGCCGCTGGCCTCCGATCCTTCTCAACAAATGCGACTGATGGCAATGGCGGTGGACTCCGGCGGTGAAGACGGGGTCACTGATAATGCCTATAAATTCTGGCGTCGTTGCCGTCGTGATGGCCTTGGTAAACGTATTTACCTGTTTAAGGGCGACAGCATCCGGCGCGCAAAACTGATCACCCGTACATTCCCTGATAACACCGGACGAACGGGCCGACGGGCGCAGGCCGCAGGTGATGTGCCGCTCTGGCTTCTTCAGACGGATGCCCTGAAAGACCGGATGAATAACGCGTTATGGCGTGACTCGCCAGGTCCCGGCTATGTGCATTTCCCTGACTGGCTGGGGAGCTGGTTTTACGACGAACTGACGTATGAAGAGCGGAGTAGTGACGGGAAATGGAGTAAGCCGGGTCGCGGTGCCAACGAAGCTTTTGACCTGATGGTGTATGCCGAGGCTCTGGTCATTCTGCATGGATACGAAAAGATCCGCTGGCCGGATGCACCGGAGTGGGCGAGCCGGGAAACCTGGCTGGAGTGTGTCCCGGACAGTACCGAACCGTCATCCTCACCGGAACCGGTATCCACGCCTGTTAAAAAACAAAAACGGAAGAAAACAGTAACTGACGATGTTAACCCCTGGCTGACTTCCGGAGGATGGTTATGAACCAGAATGATATCGAAGCCATGATTCAGCGTTATACGGAAGCTGAAATGGCGGTGCTGGACGGAAAATCCGTCACCTTTAATGGTCAGCAGATGACCATGGAAAACTTATCTGAGATCCGGCAGGGACGGCAGGAGTGGGAGCGCCGCCTTGCGGCTCTGATTACACGTCGACGGGGGCATCCCGGGTACCGGCTGGCGAGGTTCTGATGGCAATTCTTGATGATGTGATTGGCGTTTTTTCACCAGGATGGAAAGCGGCAAGGCTGCGTTCCCGTGCGGTGATCCAGGCTTATGAGGCC